GACCAAAAGAAATTATTCATGGTTTAGTGTTTTTGCAAGTAAGATTTCAAGCATTCAATATCTTCCTCTGTTTTACGATGCACTAAAGAATTTTCACGATGCACTAAAGAATTTTCACGATCAGTAATTATATATTCGAACGTTTGCAATTCTCCTGCAAAATACCTGCACGATTTGTCTACTCTTGTGATTTTTATCATTTTCATGGCTTGTATCCGTTAGTTCCGTTCCACAATAGCAATGATCCGTCGTAGTACCAACTGAACACGTCTTTCAGTGTCAATCCTGATACAATAGGCTGATTATCTACTTTCCATATTGCCGGGCTTATTTCGTTGGTATACCCTGCGAATGTCAGCGTATAGATAGCGGATGGATTAATGATTGTCAGGTTGCCGCTTTGTCCTGCGACTAAGTTTGAAAGTGTGATTGTAGTGTTTCCCGAAAGCGTTAACGTGGCGTGAATACCAATCTTAACGTCCCACGCTGGAGTGAGTCCAGAAAGAGTCTGAACAGATTCGTTTGGGCTTGTAATGGTATAAAACTCAATACCCGAAACGTCGGCTTTTACTCTTAGTCCTTTTAGTGCCTGTCCTACATAGGATGCGGGAGCATCAATCATGTCAGTAATCTTATAATCTTCGATCTGCCAATGTCTTATTTGCCCTGTCGTTTTCATATGTATGTATAATAATTACACATTAAAGTATCGTACTCGTCTAATACATTTACTATTCTTATTTTGCTATTCTCTTCAAAATAGCCTACTCCTTTTATTTGCTTTTGTCCGTTGATAAATAATTCTACCGTCCCAGCAATGTACGCATTTAACGTGGTGAATACAGTCCTGATACCATCCGGCAATTCTTCGAAGCGGTAATCTGTCCGTTGTTCACGAACTTTGTCTGCTATGGATTCAATTGTCGTGTACTGATACCTAATATCATCAAAACCAATATCAACCAAGTTAGGCCATTCAAATTTGAAATTAAATCTGAATTTATCTATCGTTGGCTTTAATCCACCCTTAAATTTACTCATTGGGATCGCCACCATCTGCCAATCAGTATTGTCTGGTTTATATCCCATCAGATACTTGCGCTTCATGGCTACCACTCCAGTATTGACAGCCCCAAGCATAGATGTTATTATGATAGAGGAACTTTCAGTCCAAGGAAGAGATGTTTTCAGTTTAAATGAAAGAACTCCAGCCTTTATTGCAACAGGAGTCGGAGATGTAAATGTCATCTCTGTTGTTTTTAGCGTAATTGCAGGGACTGGAATATTGATTGGATTAACAGAATCGTCAAAAGCCATAATCGGACGTAGATTCATGGTGTTATTTTTATCCCACGTATCAGCAGATCCATTTGCGAAATTAATAGCTACAGCCTTTTTCCATCCTGATTCTGAGGACGACCAATACCATTCCTCCTTAAGTCCGCCTATTCTATCTTTATTTATCCACATCAAATACAATTCAGCCTGAGACGGCATGTGTCCATATCCATAAATACCAAATTTATAATCTGTACAATATTTGGCCGCTCCTGTTCTGGCAACATTATTAGACATCATTAAAACCGTGTTTGGCTTTCCGTCTCCAATTCCGGCAGCTCCTGATCCTACCACGCCTGCGCCTGTTAATCGTGACCAAATACATGGCTGAATATCTGTCGGGGCGGCAATAAGCCCACTTCCCCCATTCGCAGACAACCACAAAATAATTCCATCTTTATATTTATCTCCAATCTTATGAAATGGTATTGATTGCTCGGTTTGTGGGACATTCGTTTTTAATTTTATCCTTTTAAGTCCGGTTGCTGGCGTGTCGATAGATGCAAAATCAATAGTTGTATAATTATCAACTACTAAAGCTGTCGCCCAGTCTGGCGGTGTATTTTCTAAATAAACCCAATCTACATCTAATCCAGTAGGCACAAGCGCACCAGCTTCGATCCTAACTTCCATAAAAAATAACTGCGTTCCGGATAGAACCAACCCGATAGGGTTTGTTGCAGGAATACCCGTAGTTATGTTTAGGTTTCCAAATATATCACCATAAAATGTATCTATTCGTGGTAGTGTTGGATCGGCAATAGAAAGTGGAATGTCTCTACCAAAAGATGTATATTTATCGCCCAATATCTTATAATTAATATCTGTTGCGGTATATGTCAACCCTTCTTTCCATAATATCGCACCGTCAATAATTCCACTACTTACATCATTTTCACCTTGCAGATAAGTATTGAGTGTTGTTTCTGTAAGATCTATATTGGTTATTTTGTTTATAATTTCACTATTCCGTATTTCCGTAATCCGAGTAAGACGATCAGACTCGGACATTATAGCAGTTGATATATTTATTGCGGTGTCTATACCTCGTCTAACCAAATCTAATGCAGTAAGAATTGGTTTGTCCGAAAGGGTTATTTCATATTTCGGCAACAATCCTCCATATGTGATGTTTAGTTGCTGTATGATTATGGCATTATTTAGACCAATATCCGAATCTAATAGAGATAATTTGTCACCTTCAAATAGTGTATTTTTTAATCCGCTATTTACCATATATATTTCATTTATCCCTAATCCATAAGCAAATTTTGAATGATCATTATCCGCCAAGTATGCATATCCCAATGCGGCCAATTCTAATTCAGCCACATCCACATAAATCTGTGGCATATAAATTCCAGTAATTACAAACGTATCTCCGGCAGAAAGAAATGTCACATTGTCTGGTAAAGGAAACGTGCTGTCCGTGTTGCGATTGGCAGTAATAGTGTATCCTGTTTCGGACATAATCACATGTACCACATCTAATGCAACTCCACCCATTCTGCCAGATGTAATCTCTATCTTAACGCCACTTCCTTTTACTGTGTTTATATCAAATCCTATGTCTGGTATTTCGAATTTAAAATCTGCTTTTGTGCTACCCGCCTCAATAAGCTCTGTTGATATGATTTGATCTACTCTGCCATTCGAAATTGAATCTCCTCCAGCCGCCCTGATAGCCTCTCCGGTCATGTTTTTAATGGACGGTTTAACCGTTTCGTCCCTGAATGTCCCTTCTCTGATTCCGTATATTGCTTTATTTCCAGCTGAAGCGTCCAAATAATCTATGCCAGTAGTCTCGTAATCTGGCAACATTAGTTCTGTTATGTACTGAGCCACGGGAATCACGCTGCCTGTTCCTTTTTTGTAATTTAGCGGTAAATTTTCAGTAGATCCATAACACCTAAGTCTTGTTATGACTGGATCGTTGCTTGCCAATACTCGATCTAATGAGTAGAGTGGATTGCCTTTGCCATACTCGAAAGTAGTTGTTTGTAGTGTGCCGGAAACACCAATGGTAATTATTCTTCCTTTAACGATAAAATTCAGCCCATACACGGTATTGGCTTGTAGTAGTGCATCCCATATCTTCGAGTCAGTAAGGGATATGTTATGTATCTTGTCGGTAGCATTGGAGTCTACATTTACCATCCAAGCCTGCCCACCTGTATATAGTCGGTTAAGATTTGCCTGAATCCTTCCGGCAAGCATTTGTACGTTTCCAGTAAACTCAACCTTGGATAGTCCGGTATAATGTAGGTTATTATCACCTAACACGACATCGAGAAAATCGCATTTTCTCAACTCATGACTAAATGGGACAAACACAAGCTCATAAGAGAAGGCGTTACCTATCGATCCGGCAGAGGCGATCTTCTTGGCTGTTGGCGTATAATCCAAAACAAACCGTTCACCCCTGAAATTTACATAATCATCCGGTAAGAAATTGATCATTACCGGAGATTCCGCATTCAAACTTACCGACCTGTCAGACATGAAAGATCCGGTGTACTTATATTGATCGGTGGCGTATAGTTGTGTTCCGCCTTTAGAATATACTATCATAATTAGTATTTATATGTGCCTATGTCGCTATTCACCCTTGTTGCGTTGTCGTAATCCTTGGTAACTCCGGCAGCATATCCGGCAGCTATTGCAGGTGATCCGGCAGATAATTTATAATTATGATTGTCTTCATCTACAAATAGCGGATTTGCATTATTAATATTCCCCGTAATTGTAACGCCTGTAGCTGTGCCATAAACAGCATTTCCGCCCATGCACATATTATTGGCAACTATCGTACTCGCATAAGTATAAGACACTTGAGCCACATGAATAGCCGAGCTATACTGATCTTTGAATAGATTGTTGGCTATTAAGCTATTATTGAGATTTCCATATAAAACTACGTGACCCTGAACTGTTGCGTTGTAGTTCCCGTTTTCGCATGTGTTATGTAGAAACTTAACGTAAGTTGACGTTAATCCGCTGCCTGAATATATCTGCATCGAGAATCCTCTCTGCATATTATAGAATATATTATTCTGAATAGTTACGCGATCACATCCCTCAATATAAGCTCCGTGATCGTGGTCTTTCCAGTAATCAACAAATTCTCCGACGTAAACACTTCCAGCTTCGGTTGGCGATAATCTGCCTATATCGTGAATCAAGCATCTCTCAATCATTATGTCGCTCGATTGCTTACAGTAGATTGCATCTAATCCCCACGTGATAGATGCCTTATATCTGCCGTTATCATGAATATGACAATCCCTAATATTGATACCAGATGATCCATTAACAATGGCAACAGACATGGTGGCAGTTCCTTTTATTTCAAAACCTTCAACATTAAAATAGTGCGCATTATCAAAATGAAATCCATATTCACTGGCATTATTATTTCCATTTAGCACCGCCATCCCTTTATTTCTGGCTTTTATTGTTATTGGCGCACCAGCCGTTCCACTCTTGCTTGTGTAACAAAAATCTCCGGTAATCGTATATACCCCATCTTCAACTATGATAGTGTCGCCAGCTACTGCTTTATTTACCGCAGCCTGAATTGTCAATAACGGTAATTCATAAGTTCCGGCATTTGCATTATTTCCTGTTGCCGATACGTATAGCGCATTTGGGTAAACTATGGGAGTTACACCCATGTATGCCTTGATACTATCTTTCAATCCAAGCCAAGTCCACTGGTATTTCGCTCCGGCTCTCTCGATCCAGATTAGATCGGTATCGGTTGGGACATATCCGGCAGTTGCGGCAGAGAATAACGTAGATGGGATCACCCCGACCTTAGCTTCAATCTCCGCCTTAGTTATATCCGAGTTTTTCTGCGCATTTGTGGGCGCATGAGTCGATTGGGAATGATTATAGGCAGTTAATCCCTGATCGCCTCTCATAGCGGTAGTAGAACTCACCCCTAATGTTAGTGTTCTGCCAGCTAAGATTGCGGTAGGCGTGGTGTATTGCGGATCAGCTATTCCGGCGGATTCTCTAATCAATATCTTATCAGTGTCCAATACCGTACTTCGAAAGGACATATCGGAAGGGAATTTCTTTGGCATATTTGAGCGTATTAATATGTTATATAATCGCCTGCATCTGTCGTGATTATTTCTCCCATATTGGTCGGCTGCTTCACGATTGTATTTAATACAAAGATAGCAAAATGATCGGGATCGGCAAATGTTTTACTTATAGGGATGTCTGCGGCATAAGTTGCATTAGTTCCATCATCCCAAAACACTATTGCCGGAACGTCGAATGTTGTAGTTATCGTGTCGGAAACAGTCGAAAGTGCATAACACAAAGGATTATTAATCTTCACCTTCACGGTAAAAACTACCGCCTCATCTACTATCCTATGATGAGCTTTGCTATCATAGCTGACGTAGCGACACCTGATTCCGCGCTGGGAATATTCATCGTACAGGTTGAACTCCGCTCCTTGCAGATAGGTTAGGAATGTTCGGATAGCTTCAGATGCAGTTCGTAAAACTCCTTTATATACAAACTCTAAATCCTGTTCGTATGCTTTAAAAACAGGAATAGCCGGAACGTATTCTTCATCTCCTTGCTGATCTACCCAATCACGCTTGAACATCTCCTTAACTTCGAGCTGTCTGTCTGGAATCGACTTAGTAGTGATTCCAAAGGCTACTTGGAGGTCGAGCTTGAGAGAGGTGGATTTCTGAATGTATGTTTTGTTCATATATTTTTATTTATAATATAAGCGGAGAGATTTCGTCAAAAAGTGCCTATATGTGAACCTTATAGCCTATCTTGCCAGTGATGCCAAAAACGTATAAGTCTAATTAAACCGGCCACTTTTTTAGCATATCGCTTTCCCGAATATGTTGACTTTATTTGAGAGCGCGAACGGTCATTGGTAAGCAATCGGCTTACATTTGACCAGTTTATTAAATCAAGTGGATTCATCGAGATGAAATACTACATTTATCGCATTCCGATGGTGCGAAATCGACTTCTTCGCTATCGTCTGGGAAAGGGATATAATCGCCACATTTTTGACACAAACCCTCTACGGTCATACAATAGGGACATCTAAATATTTCATCGTAAGAAAACCTCATTATTTCATCTTCGTACCGTTCACACTGCTGGCAATTGCCCGATTTTACTTGTTTTGTCATTTTTCTTAGTTTTAAATATCCTGTAAATATAACTCATTTGAATATTAAAACCAAATATATATTACTCAAATGAGTAATATATATTTTTCAATCTTGTTTCAATAGGTTCCAAATAACTAAACCTATTTAATCATGGTTTTCTTAAACCGGACATATCGCGCGATTGACAGATGATTAGCCTTGATTTCTCGTAATAGGACATCAAAATCGAAACTGCCTTTTTGTTTAAAATTCAATGATCCGTTTATATATCCGTTAAAATACATGAGCAAACATTCTTCAGTTGTCAATGTAATTTTAGCCGTATCAGCTTCTATTTCTTTGATAACTTGATTGAATTTTCCTGAATTAATCATTTGCGAAAAAGCACTATCTGCCCTTACAAATAACTTTTCATATCGGTTTTTAGCGATGCAATTGACCGATAATAAAACTGCTAAAATCAATAGTAATTTTTTCATTTTAAATTATTGTTGTTTCATTAGAGGTTCCTAAATGTGAACCTTTTATGTCATTTCAACTGGCTTTCTCCAACCTTCTGGATATTGCTCTACAAGTTCAATTTCACCTGTAATTTCAGCAAGTTCAGGAGGCAATGATACTGCCCATAATTCTGCGCTTTCTGATTTGTTGTGCATAGACCACCTATCAGCATTATATCCATCCCTATTGAGAATTAAATATGCTTGTATTGATGCGATACAAGCAGTAGCTTTTGCCTCTACGTCGAATATTGCTATCATAGTATTGCGTATTTTTTTTCTAAATAATTATAAATAATACCTTCATTTGTTACCGTGTCGGATACTTTTCTGAATATCATTTCCTTCACTACGATATTTGCAAATGCACTAGTGTTACCAGCACATCCTATTGTTATCCCACTCATGTTATTTACTCCTGGATTTCCAGTAGTGGCAGCGGTTTTATTTATTTTAAGCTTTGAATTTACTCCATATAATAAGAATCTAATAATTCCAAATGCTCCTGGGATTAAATTTGAATTACCGAGAGCGGGTGCATTACCGACATACGATTCAATATTTGGAGATGTTGTATATTCGTACAGAGCTCCAGTATTATTTATATATCCATCCATTATGAATGAGTTATGACGCCATATTGGCATTTTTAACACTAAATACATAAATTCTGGCTGATTAAATGTAAATGAAGTCGTTTTCAGGTAATCATTGATCCCATCAAATGTAATTCCAGACGCCCCCCATAGTGGTTGACTCGCTCCGGTTGCCTGTATTAAATCATGCCCACTGCCAAGTTTATCATTCCACCTACTCACGAAGTTAGACCCATCTTTTATAACCGTTGCTATATTTGATGAATCATACCACGCAACCGTATTCCCGTCCTTTAAAATGGCGGGCGGTTGGTTCAACAATGTTGCACTGCGAACTGCATTCAATCTATTTAAATATTGTAACAACATACCTTAGTTTGTTAAAATACACTCCATAAAAATACGGATATTTGTCGATACTGCCGAAGGTGTAAAAGCGTCAACTGCTTCCACAATTATGTGTATGTCTCTTGTGGTTGGATTAAGCATTACATTCGTGAACATATCAGAACCTACCGAAGCTCTACTACCCGTTCCGAAAGTAAGCGCAACGTGTCCTACTCTTTTTGCCGGATC